CTTAGGTTCTTCTTTACCGTATGCTCTGCCTTGGAAAGCAAAACATTTACCAGCTGGAGTAAAGAAAGGAATAACCATCCTAGGATGTTCATCCTGAATTGGTTCTTGAAACTTTGGTGTTACCGAATTAACAAATGCTTTAAATTTTGGCGCAAAATACAAAAGACTCCATTTATCTTTTGGAATCTTTCTATCAATAACATATTGAACTGCAGGATGCGTTAATGGTAACTTATCTAAACGAGATAAGCTAAAGAGAATATCATCTTCGAGTAATTCTTCTTTGGGAGTTTCTAGAATGACGCTTGTTACTTTAACGTCTTTGTGATCATGATGTTTTGATGCGCCAGCTTTGTAGCGTTCTAAAACATATTCATCATAAAGTTTAGTATCAACATACTTGATAAGATTACCAAGATTAGTTCCATATCCACAATTATGGCATTTTACAAATAACTCTTGCTCACCACGATAAATGTAACCACGTGCTTTGAGTTTGTTCTTGGAAGAATCACCACACACTGGACATGAGTAGTTCCAGAGGTAGTCTTTCTTTTGTTTGAAGTTCCTTAGACGAGTGCCAAGGATTTGTGCGTATTTGTTGTCTATATAGAGCATATAGAGTAATTATACCCCATATGCTCTTGCAAAGCAAATATTATTTGAATATTTTATCTAAAAACTGGACGTGACCGATTAGATAACCCAAAACAATTGCACCACCCACAATCATATATCTCCACTTCTCAAGAATATCAACACGAGTTGCAATTTTTTCAATTTCTTTATGCACATCTTGTTTCATTTCTTCACGCTGTTCAGTAGCAGCTTTTGCAGTAGTGTCTAATTTGTCATCTAAACAATGTTGTAATCCATCAATCTTAGAAACAATCTCACGTCCCTGAGTTGTTAATCTAGAATGTAGGTCTTTGATGTCAGCTTTTACGGCAGCAACATCGTCTTTGATACCTTCTACTTGCGTTTCCAATCTGGCTATTCTCTCATTATCCATATGGTTCTACTTTACGCTGTTAAAAATGTCTTTTTGTTTATCGTACCACTCAATCCAAGCATCCATTTTTAACTGGCACTCTTGATATTGACTGTAATTATTAGTGACAACCATAACTACTTCACTCAGTTTCGTAGTAGGTTGGATTAGTTGTAGATCGGGGCAACTGACTTTAATTTCTTCTGGTGCCGTAGGAAAAGTTCTTTGAACTGGAACTGCGCATCCTACTAAGAAAAGAAATAGAAACGATATTAATAGGTTCTTCATTTTTTTCTTGCCGAGTTATTTAGGATTTCAATCACGTCAGGGGATACCCTACACTCAGCATCAATCTTTGTTGCCACTTCTTTAATTTTTTCTTGAATAACAATTTGTTTTTCTTTAACAGCTTTTGTTTTTTCATTTAACAGATCTGAAATTCTGTCAGTTGCATCTTTACTTTGTTGCTCGCTTGCTTTAACTTTAGCTTCTAATGCAGTAACTTTATCTTGCCATTTTTGGTCATTATCATATCCACCATGGAGATAAACTCCAACAACCAAAAGAATAATACCAGCTGTCTTGACTAGACTTGCATACGGAGTAATTGCTGGAATAAATTGAATAAAATAACTAGAAAGTGTTCCTAGTAATCCAATTACTATTAATCCATTAATTAAAAAGATTAAAAGAAAGTTTGGTAATAAATCAAACAACCACATTATTTAATCTCTTTAATTGCTAATGGTTTACGTCTTGCCAAACCAAATATAGGTTTCTTTTTACTATTAGGATATATCTTTGGTTCTTGTGTTGCCACTGCACCAGAAGTATTATTAGCTGGTGCACCGCCAATAGCAGCTACACCATCTTCTTTTAAGAATCTACCAACTATAATCTCTTCTTCAACTAAATGGATATCAGTTTCCATTAGTTTCTTAAATTTAACTTCTAACTGCGAAGTGGTTCTTGCTCCACTTTTATAATTCTCTCTAATCAACCATAATGCTGCAGCCATACTTTTTAATTTGTTTTCGCCACCAATTTTATTGATGATTTTTTTCATATTAAAAACCAAGCGATGTAAATAATCAAATGCGTTACGCTCAGCGTCAGATGTAAAATGAACTGATTTTCTTATAGTGTTACCATGTGCATCAATAATACCGAGCTTAAATGCTTCAGTATCAGTAAAGTTTGTAACCATCATATGCAATACTTTAAATGCTATTGCGTTATCTATAATACGACTCATTAGATTTTCCTTAGCGTTGAGATAACATTCTCATCTAATATTACTTCTGATAATAATATTCCATATTCTGGAAGTTGTTCTGGCATTCTGTTAAGATATACTAAAAATGTTACTAGAATATCCCAACAACATTTATCTACTTTATAAAACAACATATTCGTAGTTGCTTCACCAAATAGATTATAAAGGACAATTATATGATTAAGTATTAATCTTTCTTTTAGATCTTCATTATTCTTATATCTCGAAATTAATTTCTTTAAATATAAAAATTTCTTTAGATCATCTTCAAATTCAGCTAGACTATAACATTGCGTATTGTCATAATGATGCATTGCATAGATTAGAAAATTGGACTCATTTAATTGTTCATTCATACCAGACATCATATCTCTCAAAATGATGGGAGAACAATTCTCCCATCCACATAACTATTTATTAAGCGTATACTAGAGTAGCAGCAGTACTTGTTACAGTATCAGCACCAGCTGCACTTACTTGGCAACGGAATTGATAGTTGTTATAAGTTGCTTTAGCAGCATTAGTTAGAGTCAATGTATTAGTTGTGTTACCTGAGTAAACACCACCTGATGCATTAGCCCAAGTAGATCCGCTGTTAGTAGATACTTGCCAGTTGTAAGTCAATGAACCAGTATTAGTAACAGTTGCTGCTACAGCGAATGTACCAGTGTATGTGGCAGCTGCACCAGTAACGGTAGCAGGTTGAGTACCGATAGTAATTGAACGATCGTTAACGATAGTATCATCAGTAGCATCAGACATAGTTGCTTGAGTAAAGCCATTACCAGCAACAAGAACTACCACTTTACGACGAGTATTACCTTGTGCGTCAGTATATGTCTTAAACTGCGTCCAACCTGGAATCTTAATACCCTTGGCACGGTTTGATGTAGCTTGTGCTTCAGTAATATCAACACCAACTACAGTTGCTAGGTTAGTAGCACCACGAGTACCAGCAGTACCACCAGCAGATTGACGATATACATTCTTAGGCATTAGTTGCTTTTTCACGTTAGCAATTGCCAACGAAGCAGCAGTAGTGCCAGGAAAGTTATCGGATAATGTTAATGCAGTATCTGAAGTGATTGCAGCAACACGACTTTTGGCAGTTGTGCCAGAAGTAATTTCTACAATAGAACCAACTTGTAAATCTGTTAAAAACGTAGTTCCAGAGCCAGTTACAGCTTTAGAACCATTAGTGACGCTGACAGTTGTGCCAGTGATAGCAACAGCGTCCTTATTTCCCCATAGTGCCATTTTATTCTCCTTGAATTTGGACTTGTTTATTTATTAACACGCAGCTTTTGGCTGACGACGTTTATAAGTGCCGATGCTCTGGCCGAGTTTGCGACCTGCAGCTTTAGCTGGTTTTTTATCATCAGCGTCATCAGCACCTTCTGGATCAGTGTAATCTGCGCCATAAGATTTACCTTGGATCTTACGTGAAGGTAGATCCGCCATTTTAACTTCATCTATATATTCTTCTTTAGTTAATTTTTTAACTGCAGCTTTGATGCCTTGCTGACGTTTATTCATTGTGGATAAATGATAATCATCACCGCTACCAAGTTCATCTTCACCACCATCTTGTTCCTGTGACACACCAAATTTTCTACCAGATTCAGATGATGACGATGCAGCTTTGTTGATATATTTACCTAAAGTTTTCTTAGAAAGTTCTTCAATCGATTCAACTTCTTCTTTACGAAGCATTGCGAAATCTTCAGAATCTAATTTATTATTATGATTCTTATCTAATTTCTTTTGTTTCCCAATTAATTTTTCATCTAACGCTTGTAAAAACTCTTTATATGATTTCATAGTTTCCTCTTTTTTAATTTTAGTTACTTTTTTCTTAACTGGTTCCCACTTTTCTTCATGAGGTTCTTGACCAGCAGCATTTACGTTATCTACATTAACACCTTTTTGTGGAACAGATGCTTCATCAATTGGAGAACCAACTCTGTGAACTCTGTATGATCCACCAACCTTATCAATAGCATTCCCTTTGTCTGCATGGGCTTCTGCTTTTTCTTTTTCTGCAAAACGCTTTGATGAATCACTAGCTTTACCAGATTTATCATAGTAAGTAACTTGATAGTGATGATCTGCTGGACGACGATATGCTGAAGCAGGTTTTTCATGCCAGCCTTCTGCAACTTGTTTAGATAAAGCAGTAATGGCTGCGGACATATTTTCTTTACCTTCTTCAGCTGCTTTCTTACGTTTAGCTTCGATCTCATCGTGTTTCTTTGCACGAGCATCGGCTTCTGCTCTAAACTTTTGTAATGCAGATTCTTTCATTTGTTCTGATGCTCCATTAAAGAATTTAAATCCTTTAATCTTTTTACCTTGAGTAGTATCTTTTACAGTTGAAGCTGTTGGAGCAGAAGTTTGAGTATCAATCTTATCAGTACCATTTGCTTGCATAGTACCTTCTTTAACAGCCTTTCTTCGCTGCATTGATTTCTCATGATGAATCTCTGCTTTATCAGCATGGGCTTGCGCATGAGAATGTTGACCTAGTTCTTCATGGTAACGGCTCATATGATCATGATAATCACCCATATGGGTATGATAAGTTTCATGATTACCTTTGTTCTGATCTGCAGTTTCTTTACGATCTTGCGCAATGCTGTAATATTTGCCAGCTAAACCACGAGCTTCTTGAACACCACGTGCTTTGGCAGCCATGTAAGCACCAATAGCCATTTTGCGACGTTCTTCTTTAGACTTATTATTAAAACGTGGGTTTGTAGATTTAATAAAGTCATTAATGTAAGTGCTTGCACCCATTTCTGGACGTAAGACTTCATTAACATCATGTAGTTCTTGTTTATCTTCTTTACTTAAACCAGTAGGAGTTTTCTTTACTTTAATTTTACCAAGCATTACGTCTTTTTCTTTTTTATCTAGAGGGATCTCAGTATCTACCTGTGGTCCATTTGCTTTAGTCATTTGGTCTTTGAAACGCTTTAATTGCATTTTACGATCGGCTTGTTGATCCATAGTTTCTTCTTTACACTGATTAGTTGGCATACCATTGATTGGTTTCTTAGTTGCTTTATATGCTTTGTGCTCTGGAGTTCCTTTAATATATTTCTTATTTGGAACTGGAGCAACTGGAGCTTGTTCTTTAACTGCTGGTTGACTTGGAGTAGCACCCATTCTACTATTTTTAAAGTCAATTCTATGTGGTCTAATTTTTCTTGTTTTAGTTTCACCAGTAACTGGATCTACCCAAGTTTTGATTTTATATTCAGATGTATAAATATCTTCATTAATTCCCATACCTTTACGCACATCGTTATACATTGCGTCTTTGTGTTCTGGTTTCATTTTAGATGGTGCACCTTTATGAAATTCTTTCTTATTACCAGCAGCAGCGTGCTCACGCATTTTACTTGCTGATATACCTGTCGTACCTTCTGCGTCTGGATCACGTTCACCAGAAGAATGAACAGTAATCTTTTTAAAATTATAGTGACCATGAGCAGCATTCTGACCATTATATTTATTAAGCAGATTATGCATCTCTTCGTGGCGGTCAGAACCAGCTATTACATGTAAATGAGTTACACCAGCAGCATGGGCTGCAGCAGCATGGTGAAGAATAGTCGGTGTTTCTTTACTAGCAGCAGTTACCTTAGTTCCAGGGAATGCATTCTTAGCATGTGTAACTTTTTGAGCAGCACTTAATGGGTTTTTCTTAGCATCTTGGCTATGAGAAACAATAAGGTTATGTGATGCACCATGTTCTTTTGCTACTGAATGTAGTTTATTAACTACTGCTTCGTGACCTGACGTAATTGGATTCATACGACCAAATGCGATAGCGTGGTGCTTTTCTGATTCTTCTTTCACACAGCTGCCATCTTCATAAGGTTTAGTACCTTTTTTACGTTTGTATCCAGTCCAACAGATACCTTTCTCTTGAAGATCTTTATAGTTAATCATTTTAGCAATTCCATTTTCTTAATGCTAGTGCTTTACGAGTTGGCTCGCCATTTGGTTTTTTCATTGCACCTTCCATACCACCCATTCGTGCACAGAAAGACTTACGACGATTCGCAGCTTTACTTCCAGCTTTTAATTTAGATGGTGGTGTAGTAACTGCCATCTTTAGATGACCACCAGTCTTTCTATTATATGCATCAACACCTTTCTGTGTTAATCCACCAGTAGATGACTTATATCCTTTGGCATCAACTGCAGCTTCTGCAAGGTATTCTTTAAATGATAACATTTTATACAGCCTTACCTGCGCTCTTAATAGTGCTTAATGGATCGCTTTGTGAATCAAACTTGTGTGCTTGAGAAGCAAATTTAGTTTCTTTACCAGTCTTAGGATCTGTGTGAGTAAAATGAACTGAGCCACCTTTTGCTTGTACTTTAATATTCTTGTGATCTTTTAGAATATGTTCATAATCATGACCTGGATCTGACGTATGATGCTGAACACCTTTAGAAGTTTCAAAAGTTGTATGTTTCTGAAAAGTTGCTTTCTTAGCTTCAACTGCAGGAGTATGTCTAGCAGCAAGAATATTACGGATATGATTAATTACGTGTTCATGATTTCCGTTATTTAAATGGGTTTGTAATTCAGCAGCGTGATGGTGAGCAACATTAACCAATAGTTTTTTATTTTCTGCTTTAATTTTATTATGAAGTTCAGGATTTTTCTGAGCCCATTCTTTACGAGCATCTTTAATATCTTTATGATGAGCTTCCTTTTTAACATCTTTTAATCCTGGAGCGATTTCATGCACTTTTTTCTGATGTTCTTTAAATAAATCTTTTGCTTTAGACCCACTAGATTCCATACCAAGACTTGATGATGGAACATTCTTACTAGAATTATCACTAACCTTTAAACTAACCCCATGGTGAACTACAACTTTAGGTTTACTAGGATGGTGTGAAGAAAAATACACATCGGATGAATCTGAATCTTTACCACTTTGAGCAGCCTTAACTCCAGTAACCTTTTCAGTATCTCCAGCCTTTGATGTCCAATGAACTGCATGGATTACATGCCCTGGATGAGTTTTAGCATGATTTGCTTTAATATCTTCTGCAGCGGATTTAGCTTTAGCGTGAATCTTTTTATAGTCGTCTGGGTGAATTTGTTTCTTTAAGCGATCGTGCGCTTGTTCGGGGGTTTCACCCTCAGCATTTTCATGTGTGGGCATATGATTTCCGCCATTTAAATGCTTACCAACTAATAGTTCGTGAAGAACACCTTTAGTATTATTTGATACACCACCAGCTTTGGTAGCATCATCTTTAGCTTCTAATAAAGTCTCTGGAAAATAGATTTCTTCAATCACAAAAGTTTTAAATGATTTCATTTTCTTACCTTTAACAAGTTTGATCTGGCGAACTCAGCTCGGTTCACAAGTTTAGAAGGTTCTGTTTTACCATTGTGTTCATGGTTAATAACAAATCCTTCTGGTTTAGATTCTTTACCTTCGATATGGTGTTCATAATTACTATGACCACTTTCTAGAGATTTTACTAGTATATTCTTTGCAGCTGCTAGATGATTATGAGCAGTTAATACATTCTCATAATGCGCTTTATTCTTCTCAACGTGAGAGATTTCTTCATTACCTTTTTCACGTTTAGCGTTTTGCGCTTTCTCAGTTTTAACACCAGCAACTTGCTTAGCATGATGTGCTTCAAGATGAGCTTTAAAATCTTTTACGTTTGGAGTAGTATTATTTCTAACAGTTGAATTAATGTAAGTGGCTAAGTGACCATGTTCACCACTATGCGCAGGGTGAATAGCTTTATACATTTTATCACCATGAGTGTCATGAACTGCTTTTGCTGCAGCCATATGCTTATGGAACTCATCTTGGTTAGCTTGAGAATGATTTACAGATTTAGTATCATAGCTGGCATCGTGGTGATGTACGTCAGGATGCTGACCAAATTCATGATGATTAACTTCGTGGTGAGCAGATAGAGACGCAATATCTTTACCATGATATTGAGTATGAACAGCAACACCTACTTTTGCTTTTGTAGCTTTCTTAGCTTCATCGCCAGAAGCAGTATAGGTAATAGTGTTAGGAGTAAAGGATGCTTTGCCTGTTTTCTTATCGTGTTTAACATCACCTTCAGAGTGCATAATATCACCCTGATATACTTTACCCTTTGGTGTAACTTTAGGTAAGTGGTGTAGTGCTGCTTTTAATTTAGCAGCAAGACCTGGAGCATGACCATGATTCTTATCGATGTCAGCATCAGTATGATTAATCTTTGGTTCTTTATTGAATGCAGATTTAGAAGCAACAAAGAATTTTTTATTCTTAGGGTGTGTACCGAAAACTACAGCAGGAGAACCATCATACTTAGTTGTAAGATTTGCGTTATTCTTACCAGCTTTCATATGCTCATGTGCGTGCATTAAAGCACCATGAGCATGCTCAAATCCTTCATGTCCATGCATTAATGGACGATCTTCTGGATGAGTAATGTGTTTAAGTTTTGCGCCTTCTTCAGCAGCTTCTTTTAAGTATGATTGAAACGATTTCATATTATCCTATTTTCTTTGCAGAAGCACGCAACCACCAGCCATGCTTTTCGTGAGTATCAATTCTATCAGCAACAAAGTTAGCAATACCTTGTTTCTTATGTTTAGTAGCTAGATCGAACACATTATTTAGGCTGATAAGCACTTCGTTATTAGCTTCAATAAGAGAAGCTAGAATATCAGCAAGTAATTCTACTTTTGTAGTTTCTTCTTTTAATGTTTTGAATTTAAACAACTCATCAAGACTTACTGGAGCATAAGCACCCAATTTACGTTGATTCTCAGCGATTGGGTCAATTGAATTATAAATGTCTTCATACAGATCACCAAAGAATTCGTGATATTGAGTAAATAAGATACCTTCTACGTTCCAATGAAACTGATGTACTTTATAATACATAACAGTTGCATTTGCTTGAAGAACTTTAAGTGCTGCTATTAATTCATCCATTTTAAAATACTTTCCTATTTTTACCACGAGAAACTGACCCATGGGTTAATCTTGATTTTTCAATTCTTCTAATAGTTGGTATTAAACTTTTTGCCATTTGTTTAACCTGAGCCATTTTAGTTTTCATACGCTTTTCAATACTTGCTTTTTCATCTGGTGCTAGATTACGTAACTTTCTACCACGTAACATTCGTTTCTTTATCATTCGTATTGCCATTCTTCTGGCACGACTTGCTGCTTTTTTACCACTAGCAACTGTATGTCTTGCTATACCTGCTTTAAAACTACGTTTTCTTTGACTAGTTCTTAATCTAAATTTAGAATGTTGTCTTTGAGAAATAGTTTCTTCATCAATTGCTTCTCTATTAGAAACATATTGTTTAAACGACAGCATTTGAACTACTCATTGGATCATACGGTAATTTATAATCAACATTTTCTAAACCATTTGGTTGATTATCTTTAACAGTAGATTTAAAAGATTTTAATTTTTTCTTCTCTACTTTCTTCTCTACTAATTTAACATTTTGAATCCACTTACTTACTAATTTACCAGTAGATTCTTTTAGTAATAGGTGATTAGAGCCACGCTTAACAATCTCATATTGTTGTCCTTCGGCTTCTACTGTTTCACCAACATTAAAAATCTCACCACGGAAATATTGTTCACGTAGTTCGTCTTTAACTAATTTAATTTCTTCTTTAACTGGTTCAACTCCAGAACCAACTCTCAAATCATTCATCAATCTACGAGAATCAATATCACGGATAGCTGATGGTAAATTCTTTTTAAACTCTTCGTATAAACCTTTAACTGCAAAATTACGAGTAGCTTCTTCAGTATCAGGATCTGTATCCATAGCTGAAATTACTGTAGCTTCTTTCAAAGACTTCTTTAATGAGGTTACTTTATCTGCACTAGTAACGACAATAACATTACGGTAGGTTTCTTTTAACTTAGCGACTACTTCATTAATATTATCTGAATATGTAGAAAAACTGGTGTTCGGAAACAACAGGTTTAAATACTGTATTTTCTTTTCTACTATTAAG